TCTGCAGGATCTGCAGGGGCCGGCCCGGGTAGATCACCACATATTCCGTCTTCACCCGCGGCCCGAGTGTGATCCCGTCGCAGCCCGAGTTCGCGCAGCAGATCAGCATCAGTCCGATCAGAGCAGAGCGGCTTAGCAGGCTTCGCATTTGTCACCTCCGTTTCCATGGGCTTGTCAGTGCCGAAGATCACCTTCAACAATCCCGCGATGAGCTGGGCGATGAACGCGCCGAGGCCTAGCGGTAAGGCCATGGTCGACTCCTCTGTGCCAGGATCGCCCACACCACAAGGCAGACGAGCGATACCCAGGTCACGATCACCAATGCCATGGCTACTTCGCTCCGGCCTGTTCCGAGGACTTGTCGTTATCCCGAGCAAGGAACAGCCCCACCGCCGCCGCCAGCGCAGCGCTGAACGCGCCCCAGTTCGGCAGGGTCGCCGGATCGGCATCGAGCATCGGCACCGCCACGAGCGTGAGCCCGGCCGCAACGAGAGACAGCAATCCGCACAGAGTCGTCTTCCAGCTATTCATGGTTCGCCTCCCTTCACGAAGACCTGCTTCAGGAACCCGATGTTTCCCGCATCGAGTTTGATCCCCACGGCGCGCCGGGCGAGGTAGGGATTGAAGTCAGCCGGCGAGAACGGCGTCGGCTTTTTCTTCGGGTCGCGATGGGCATTGGCCAAGAGCGCCAGTACCGAACTTGCGATCCCCCAGTCATGCTTCCCCTTGGCCTCGGCCATCCATAGCAGTTCCCGGAGCGTCAGCGGCCCAGGGTCCATCCCGACCACGCCTGCCAGGTCGAAGATCAGCTTCCAGAGAGAATCGCCTCGACCTTGGCATCGATCTCCGGGCTTTCGAGCCGCTTCACCACGACCTCGACGGCCTTCGCTTCCAGCTCGCGCAGCCTCCGGAGGGCGACCTCGGCCACCCTCCGCTTCCCCAAAGGGAAGAACGCGACCAGCTCCTCCAGCAACGCGGCCGTGGCCTGGTCGATGGCATCGCCGGCCAGAGCCTTCCCGAAATCGGCGTCCGTGACGTTCTTGGCGTCGGCCTCGGGCTTGATGACTGCATAGAGCACGTCGCACAGGAGCACCGGGTCTGCGCCGAGATCCTGGAGCAGCTTCCCCTCGACGGCAGACAGGAGGTTCACGCCGGTGAGGGTCTTGACCCTGCGGATCGCGTCCACGTTCAGTTGCACGGTCCAGACCCGGCCGGCGGTATCGGTAAACGTCCTCATGCTCCACCTCCTCAAGCGACCTTCATCCACGACGGTGGATGCGCCGAATACGCCGGCTTGAGCGTCACGGAAACGCCCATGGCCTCTTCGAGCGGCTCGCTGCGTGAGAAGTTCGTGACCCCCATGCTGGCGCGCAGGCCTTGGCTCCCGCTCGCGGTGATGTCCCCGTCCATCACGGCGACCTCGACGGTCGTGTCGTCGAAGTAGGCCTCCTGGATCGCGGTGAAGGCGGCATCTTCGGTATCCCATACCATCTCGAATTCGATCGACCCTTCCTTGAGCCCAGGCAGCGTGGCACGCCAGCCGTCGTTCGCGCGCGTCGTGACGTCGGCCTCGCCCTTCTCCAGGTTCAGGGTGAGGTCCTTGACGTTGTTCATCGCGGCCCAGACCGGCGCGGCGTAGGTGCCGGTGTTCCGGTATAGGCGCGCAGACATCCCAAGTTTGACTCCCATGGCTCACCCCTTCACAGATGCCCGCCACAGGGTAGGCAGGCGGTCTCTTGCCTTCTCCAAGGCCGGGCCCATGAACGGCCTACGCGGGTATCGCTCCCCCCGGAACCGGCCGCCAAGCTCATGCGCCTTGCCGCTCGTCCCCACCGTTTCTGCACTCGGGCCGATCACCACCGCGCCCTGTTCCGCCGCATAGAGGATGGCGCTCTTGAGTTGCCCCTTCCTCGTATGCGGCGGCCGGCCCGCGGGCGACTGCCTGGCCCCACGCTTGATGCTGTTCCGGGCGATCTTCCGCACGAGCGCCCCGGCATGGCCAAGGGTTTCGATGTTCGCGCGGGCGATGACCCGCGTCACCTTGCCCTTGTCAAACCGGGTTTTGACCTTCACACTCACGGCATGCCGGTCCCGAGGTGTTTGGCGATGCAGCTTGCCAGGCGATCGAGCGCCTCTCCGACATTGGGAGGCGGCGTACCGTTCCACGCGCTTCCGCCGGAGCCGTTGTCGGAGCCGTCGGGATACGGTACCTCGGCGGCGACCTGCAGATTCAGGGCGTCGAGGTAGACCCACGCCCCCGGGTCGCCCTGGACCCAGTACAGGCCGTTCCCGCTCGGGGCGCCGGTGTCTTCCCGGACGATGTAGATCGTCTTGACCGGCAGCGTCGAGGCATCCGGCAGGTCGGAGAACGCGTCCACAGCGCCATCGATGCCATGCGCGGCGGCGGAAATCTCCGACAGCAGCGCCAGCACCCGGCCTGCCGGATCGGCCACGCGGTCGTTCACGTCGTCCCACTGCCCCTGTTGGTGGCGAATCATCCCGCCGACCAGATCGCCAATGAGCACTTTCCTGTCCATGTTTTTCTCCTAATCCAGTGGTGGAACCTTCATTCCCACGTGCTTCTTGAACGCCGCCGCCAACCTGGCGACGGCGATGTGAATGCTCACGGGCGCCACGCCCTCCCAATCGTCATGTCCGGGCGGGGGATCAAACGAGCCCACACGACCGTTCCCGGCATCGGACAGCGCGTCCAGGACCGGCTTGTTCGCGTGGACATGGGATGATCCGCCGCCTCCAGTGCAGAAGTAAGGCATCTACCATGTCCCGCCCACCAGGCTCACAAAGTCGCCGGGATTCCCGCGGACCTGGAGCAGTATGAGCGGGCATTGAACGAGTTTGGCGCCGCGGGGGCCGACCCTGCGCGGTGCGATCGGGTGC